GGGTCAGGAGTATCTACACGGGGATTTAAATATGAAATTGGTCTTATATCGTGTTGATAGACAAAAGACCGACAATGACGACGTATACGCTGAGGTGGGTATGGATGAGATTAAGTTTTTTCCTCCCGTTGAGTTTAATGCGTTGGTTAAAATTGACGAACCTAAAAATTCATCATATACAAAAGGTCTTATGAGATATAGTGAACCGGGTAATATGACGTTATCGGTTTACATTACACATCTTAATGAATTGGGTGTTGATATTAGATATGGTGATTATATTGGTTATGCAGATTCGGAAGAAAGATTAAGATATTATACTGTTACAAATGACGGTAGAATTACATCGGATAATAAACATAAAATGTTTGGGTACAAACCACATTATAGAAGTATAGTTTGTGCTCCAACACAAGAAGGTGAATTTAGAGGAGTTTAATATGGGAATACCTAAAAGAAAAAACATGATCAACGTTTACGGCGGTAAGGATACTTACCAAGGTGAAGGTATATTAAAAAGAAGAGAAGAATTATTGGATATGATTACAAAATCCGATTCTTTTCTACCTGACTCTATTTTACATGATGATTTGGATAGGGGTATGTTGGATTATGTAAAAAATACATTTAAAGTTGTATCTGATGGTGTACAAATACCTGTTATTGATAAAATATTAACAATTCAAAGATGGGGTGAATTTTCAAACAATTGGGAATTTTCAGATTCTGACGGTAATGTAAAATTACCATTTATTACAATCATTAGAAAACCTGACGTACAGTTTGGTACCAATCCATCAATACAAAGAACCATTCCTGATAGACATCAGTTTCATTATGCAACTGTTCCAACTTGGAATGGTAATTCTATGGGAGCAGACATTTATAAAATACCACAACCGATCCCTTGTGATATCACATACGACATTACTATTGTTTGTAATAAGTTTAGAGATTTAAATAAATTTAATAAATTAGTTTTACAAAATTTTTCATCTAGACAAGATTACACTCAAATTAAGGGTCATTATATTCCGATTATTTTAGACACAATAGAGGACAATACACCCATGGAAACAATTGATGGTCGTAGATTTTACATGCAAACTTATAAATGTACCATGTTAGGGTTTTTAATTGATAGTGATGAATTTGAGGTTAAACCAGCTATTAGTCGAGCGTTTATTGTAAATGAATCAATGAAAGGTGGTGGTAGTTTAACTAAAAAATATATATCTAAAACAATTGATATAACGTTAGCCACATTAATATCAAATGGTACTAGTACAATATATAGTGTAGGTGAGAATATAACAGTTTTGTTTAACGTATCAATTAATGGAATCGTACAGGAAAAAGACGTACATTATTCACATTCTCATTTTGGGGGGTTATCAAACATAAATTTTAGCGGAACCCCATTACAAGGTGATGTAATTGTTGTAAGTTACTATAAAGGTAGAAATAACAAAATGTATGATCAAAACGGTAATGAACTACAGGTCGGTCGCGAAAGTTTTGATTTCAATGGTGTCAATTTAGTTTTTGATCTACAAGAAAAGATTAGTAGTGTTATTAGTGTTACAACAAATGGACTTATTGAATTTAGTGAAGAGGGATATGAAATAACAGGACAAAAACAAATAACATTAACAAGTGCACCTGTATTTGGTTCTACTTTAGATTTCGTTTACCTTTATTAATCGTCCCCATATATATCCTTCTTTTTAGGTTTACAAAGTTCTTCTATGTGTTTTTCTAAAACTTTATAGATTTTTAAACCATTTTTATCACAGTAATTTTTTAACATTTCGTGGTGTTTCCCACTTATTTTAACGTTTTTTTGAGTGTTTTCCATATAAAAGATATTAAAAGATAAATAACTATCTTTTTAAGAAAAGTTGGGAAATCTTTGATAAAAACAAAGATATTTATAAGATAAGTAATAAAATTAATTAACCAAACAAAAATCAATGGCAAGTAATAACAGAGTTTTCGTTTCTCCAGGTGTCTATACATCGGAACTCGATTTAACATTCGTAGCACAAAGTGTAGGTGTTACAACATTAGGTTTAGTGGGTGAGACATTAAAAGGTCCCGCTTTCGAACCAATTTTAATTTCAAATTTTGACGATTTTAAATTGTATTTTGGATCAACCTCACCTGAAAAATTCGGTGACGGTAACCCAAAATATGAATTAGGTTATGTGGCAAAATCGTATTTACAAGAATCAAACCAATTATTCGTAACAAGAGTATTGGGTCTTACAGGTTATAAACCTTATAAAACTTTTGGTATTAAAACGGTAGGTGGTGTAATTTTAGAAGGGTATTCTGGTATGACTAACCAAGTTAGTGGTGTTACAATTACCCCAACAACAATAACAACAACCGAAACGGGATCATCATTAAATGATATTGTAAAACATTTAACAGGTGTTACATCTGTTGATGGAACAGATATTATCACATATCTAAAAGATAATTATGGTGGTTATACAGGATCAACTACAGGATCAACTAACGAATATTTTTGGATAGGAAGAAATACTGTAGGAACTGCGTCTAGCGGAATTACTGGAAATGGTACAGAATTAGTATCTCCATTAACAGGTAACGTATATGAAAATAACAATAACACAAAAGAATGGTGGAATACAATGCATCACCAATCAAATGGTTTAGTTACTCCAACAACAGGAACAGGTGTAAATGGTATTTATTCTTATTTATTTGAATTCACTAATGGAACTGATAAATGGTCAATCACACAATTTGATTGGGACGCACTTTTAGCGGAAGATTATCATAATGTGGTTGTTGCAGCTATAAGACCAAGAGGATTATATAGTGGTCAAACATTAGTACATGAAGTTGAAGATGATACTAATTTTATATTATCTGGCGTTACAGGATACGATATGGCAACTAATCCAATGGGTGAATTTGCAATTAACGTAACAGGTGCAACAGGTGGAATTAAACAATTTGTTTGTTCATTTGATACAACATCATCAAAATATATCTCTAAAGTATTAGGAACTGAGGTTTTTGATAAGGATCATACAAATTATCCTATATATGTACATGAATCATATCCTAATTATTTAAGTACATCATTTGAAAGAGGTTTAATAAGAGGTATTTCTATGGTAGCATCTTATGAATTAGAAGGTGATAATTACCTAAGCCAATGGGACACTACGATTTCACCAATGGTGGTTTCTGAGGTTCGTGGTGGTAATGTTCACGATTTATTCCAAGTTATCACAATTTCTGATGGTGAATCTGCTAACTTTGAAGTAAAAATTAATATTCAAAACATTAATTTAGATACTATGGAGTTTGATTTAGTAGTTCGTGATTTTAACGATACAGATGATAATCAAGTTGCTTTAGAGAAATACTCAAGATGTTCAATGAACCCTGATATGCCTGGTTATATAGCTAAGAAAATTGGTACTTCAGATGGTGAATATGCGTTAGTTTCTAAAAGAATTATGTTAGTTTTAGCTGACAGTGCTCCTGTAGATGCAATTCCAGCAGGATTTAGAGGTTTTGGTAACAATAAAAACTTTGGTGATGTAACAGGTATTAATAATGGTTTAGGTAATGTTGTCTTTAAAACCAAATACAACAACGCTGGAGATGTTGAAACATATGACGTGTCAGGAGCTTCAAATATCGAAGGTGGAGATAAGGTTAGAAAAGTAATGTTAGGTTTATCAAGTACGGTTGGATTTGACCAAGATTTATTAAAGTATAAAGGTACCATGGCAACAACTGAAACAAATGGTTTCCATTTATCGGTAAATGCCGCAACAATTACCGGTACTAGTTTCCAAACTACTCCATATGATTTAGAAGGTCAAGATACAACTAATAATGACGGTGACAATAAATTAACAAATATTAACTATCGTAAATTCACATTTGCGGTTTATGGCGGTCATGATGGTTGGGATATCTATAGACAAACAAGAACAAATACAGACGCTTATATTTTTGGTAAAACAATCTATAAAACAGGTCACACATTAAATGGTGGTGTATTTAGTTCAAATGTAGGTAATTCTGACTATTACTCTTACTTACAAGGTATTGAGACTTACTCAAATCCTGAAGCTATTGATATTAACGTTTTTGCAACTCCTGGTATTAACTTCCAAGATCATAGTTCATTAGTTAATCAAGCAATTGATATGATTGAAACTGAAAGAGCGGATTCATTATATATTATGAACTCACCTAACATTACAGGAACGACGGCAACAGATGAAATTGTTGCTTCTTTAGAAAATGCGGGTATTGATTCTAACTACTCGGCAACATATTGGCCTTGGATTCAAGTAAGAGATGTAGATAACGCAACTCAATTATATATCCCACCAACAGGTGAGGTTGTTAAGAACATTGCCTTAACTGACAACGTGTCTTATCCTTGGTTCGCAGTTGCGGGTTACAGTAGAGGTTTGGTAAATGCAATTAAAGCAACTAAGAAATTGACTTTAGATGATAGAGACGTATTATACAAGAACAGAATTAACCCAATTGCAACATTCTCAGATACAGGTACCATTATATGGGGTAACAAAACGTTACAAGTTAGAGAATCGGCTTTAGATAGAATTAACGTAAGAAGATTACTATTAAGAGCAAGAAAGTTAATTTCAGCAGTTTCTGTAAGATTATTGTTTGAACAAAACGATGATCAAGTAAGAAACGAATTCTTAAGATTGGTAAACCCGATATTAGATTCAATTAAGAAAGAAAGAGGTTTATATGACTTCCGTGTTACAGTTTCTAACGATCCTGAAGATATCGACGCAAACACTATGAGAGGTAAGATTTACATCAAACCAACTCGTTCTCTTGAATATATCGATGTGGAATTCATTATTACTCCAACGGGAGCTTCATTTGAAAATATCTAATCTAAAAGGAGATATAAAAATAAGAAGAGTATCAGAAATGGTACTCTTTTTTAATGCTCCACGTGGAACGTTTTGTATAATAAAAAAATAATTATACTTTACCCAGAATACTAGAACTAGATATTCTAGTATTTATTAATGATATAATATTTATTGAAGTAGAGTATTAAACTGGAACTAGATACTGGGGCCTGTAAAAAACTACGAAAAATAATTGACATAAACAACCTTTTTGAGATAATTAATTCAAAATAAAATTATTTTCCTTTTGGATATATTTATAAGAAAGTAAATAACTAACAAAAACTAACAAACACACAATATGGCCGATTTATTAATGAAAATGCCGACACCTTACGAACCGAAAAGGGTCAACCGATTTATCGTAAGATTTAACTCATCTTTGGGTATAAACGAGTGGTATATATCTGCCGCGTCAAGACCAAGTGCAAAAATTGCATCAGTTCCAATTCCTTTCTTAAACACTTCAACAT